CTTTTGCGTAGACCTTCTTCAGTACATCATTCCACTTACTAGGGTCTTCGTTAATTCCTTCAAGTTCTTCATCACTGAGGAAGGAAATGTTTTGAGGTTGTTCTTCCTCTTCTTCCTCTTCTTTTGCACTAGTCGCTTTCTTTGCGTCAGCCAATTCACGAGACATCTCATTTAGTTGTGCTTGTAACTTCTGCACTTCTGTACGAGTATCTTCTTGCTCTTCCTCACCTTCTACCTTCTCATTTACAGGAGGAGTAGGATTCTTTCCACCACCTTCACCGGCAGGGGGATTCTTTTTTGAGAACTGATCATTCAGAGTTTCAGCTGTTTGCTCAGGATTCTCAAGCATACTTTGTATTTGACTTTTTTGATTATCGTTCATCTTTCTGTTCCTTTCTTTTTTCTTGTTCTATTGAGTTTAACTCCTCAATCATTAGATCGGGGATTTCTTTTAAGTCTTGGAGTTGTTTAATTCCTTCCTGCGCAGCTCTGACTTCTTCCATATTGTCAGCAACCATGAGCTTATCTCTGAGATACTCAGAACGCTCATCTATCCAATTTACAATATCACTCCAAGCTACATGCTTCTTAAACGCCTTCATATCATTGAGAGAAGAGTTTAAGGGTTTATCATCTGGGTGACCAAAGTATTTTATTTTCATACTGCTACAAGATTTCCTCGTTGAACTTGTTCCTGTACATCTTCATCAGGTTGAACCTGTATCGGTTCACTGTCTTGCCTCACAAACTTTTCAAGATTCTTAGCTCCCATTTGATGAGCTATATGTTGAAAGGTTTTTACCACATTAAAATTCTGTCCTACTTCAGGATTTTGACTCATTATTTGAAATAACTGAACCCAAGTACCTACATCTTCAGAACCTGGAATAGTGCCATCATGAGGAGTAATATCGTAGTCTACAATCATCTGTCTTGGACTTATAGATATACGATCACTTTCAACTTGAGCACTATACTTATCTTGAAGTACTTGAGCCCATTCACCTGTAGCCTTTACAAAAGTTTCTTGTTCCATAAACTGTTGTATGTTGGATGCAAGCATCCTGCCAAGTGGTTGCATAGCTTGCATGCTTATAGTCCTTGCAGTCTTTTCAAGCCTGCTGAGTGACGAGCCACGAGCGCCCTGAATTTCCGAGGCACTGATGCGACTTGTGCGCCTTCCGATATTGCCCTGAACAGGATCGCTAGCACCAGATGATTGCTTCATCAAATTGTCTAAAAAGGTGGTATCAGCGACATGGTTTTGAGTCACGTCCCTGACATCGAGCTGAGACACAGCATCTTTTACGCCACCTCGTCCCCAAGCCTTTCGCCTCATGCGAATCAATTTACCAGGCTTAGGATCTGACAAATCCTCAATATTTACAAGTGAAGGATCAACTACAAACATATCGTTGATAACCTTCATAATGTTCTGCAAGTGAGAACTATATAAAAAGTTCATAACAGTCTGTACATCCTGCACAAGACCTAACCTACTCGGAGGGTCAAGAGAATAACCATCATAATCAGGAGCTGCTACCACTGCCGGAAACATATTGTGGTGCATTCCTAGGGGCATTGCTGTTATAAGTACCTGATCTCCAGCTACTCCAAAGAACCATTTCTCCGGATACTGACTACTACCAAGACCCCACTCACTAGGGATAATCTCGCAGTACATCCAGATAACGTCACAGGGATTGTTAGTACTGATATATTCATCTCTGTCGTGTCTACCTCGCGTCTTGCCGTCCTCAACATCTATGCTACTTGTAGGCTTAAAGTGCTTTAAGTACTTAGCATTGAAGATATGGTCGTTATTGTTACGTTCCCTTTTTAAATACTCATAGGTGTTGCCTCTATCAATAAAACCAAAGAACTCACCTTCTTGTATTTCATGAGCACTTGTATTAGGGTCGGGTAGCAATCTGTAAGGGTCAATATTCACCAACTTATTCCCTTCATATAATAGCTCCCATTCACCTCGAGCTCTCTGCTCGCCTGTTTTTAGAAACTGTCGTGATACCCAATTCAGGTACCCAACTTCTTCCATAATAGTCTTATAGCCCATCTCGCGTTCCCATACTGGAGTAATAGCTCCGACACCATAGGCGAAACTATCTCTCCACATGGTATGCAACGCAAGGCCGTGACCAAACTTGTGCGAATGCTTTTGATTAAGATGAGTCATTAGCTCTCCGCCCAACTGATCCTCAGGACCTACTCCTTCATATTTGATAATAGGATCTTGAAGAAAGGCGGCATTCATATATGTAAGCAATGTTTCTAAGGTAGCATACATATGAGGCATGATAATCTTCGGGCTATAGACACCACTTGAACTATCGTCAAGCATTTCAGGTGGAACGTACATCCTCAGGTTTCTGTCTATACCTCGCCACTCTTCATGTCGTCTAGACATAATACGCCTAGACTCTCTAGCACGAGTCATAACCCTTGAAACAATATTCTTGTGAGTATCAGAACCCGGACTTAAATCAAGACCACTTGGGTAGTCGTATTCATACTCAACAGAACCGAGTCCTTCCATCTGTTGTGAGTTCGAGCTATTTGGGTCTATTATTGCAGGCATATATTGTGTTTATTTACACGCAGTCTATTAATATTTCTATTGAGAAGCAATGTATATTTTTATTATAGATTATTACTAACAATTACCAATTCGTAATGGTCGAAATTCGAACGGGGATTACCGAAAGGATTCAAAGTCAAGAGCTCTAAAGTTCTGTAATGGTGCTTCATTTTCACTGACCTCATCATACTCAGACTCAATATCTTCATAAGCACCATAACCATTATACAGTTTATGATACATATACCTTTCACCCTTTTCAAGCAACTCTATTGCGTACGAAAGGGCATCCATAATATCCCAATTCTTTGCTCGAGGGAATGACATAAGTTGAGCCTCAAGTGCATGACAGCAGGAAGGATTATGGTATATCAGTCCTTGTCTATAAAACGGTATAAGTTTAGATACACGCTGTACCTTACCTTTTTCATTTTTACCGCCTCTAGCGTGAAGTTCTATAAAGTCCATCGTAACCCCACGTCTTGCCATTTCATTTTTAATAGGGTAGGTAATAAACTCATGAAGTCCTGTAACCTCAATACCAAGAGCTCTAGCTCCTATACGATTAGCCATTTTAAAGATCTCATCATACAGTTGATCTTGATGTAGTTTAGCACTAATAATATCACGAACATATATCGTATTGCTAGACAAATCAATAGCCAATCCTACAATAGCACTATCAGCACTTGTCATTTTGGCTGTACGAGCAGGGTCAACAAGTATAATATTCTCAAGGTCTGCGCTATTCTTAAGTGGTCTTTTTCTTGGGTTATAATACTGAAAGTACTCTGCTTGAAATGCTGAATCCTTACCGCCAGCAGAGGCTCTGTTCATGTACTCACGATAGAAGGAATCAACCTCCCCTGCATCCTTCATTTCATTATATTTCTCAAGAACCCATTCGTCTGATACCCATTCAGGTATATTACTCTTTAAGTTTTCATCACATATCGCAAGCTCAATCACATCCCAATCATCACTGTGCCTTAGATTATTCAGTAGACTATCTTGGTGAAGTATAGTACCTACCATCACAACCTCCCATGAACCTAGAGGAGCATAGTTATCAACTGCTTGCAATAAATCACTATGGAACCATTTCTTTTTCTTAGCTCTTTGTTCCTCGGAATCAAGATTGTCAGGATCCTCAAGATCATCCACAATAAATAAGTCAGGTCGATAATCATCATATAACAGACCACGAATCTGCTGACCCGCACCTCGAGGCATGATACAGACCTTATGTCCTTCAGCTTCTTCAGACCCACCTACATTGATAACCCACTGCTGCTTATTAATCCTATTAGTCTTAAGATCACCATACATCTTCTTGATCTTAGGATTATTAAGAAGCTTCATTTTTAAGTTCTCAGACTGCTGCTCAGCTAATGTAGCACTAGCTGATACAGGAACAATATACCTTGCCTCTTGAAACAAGGCTTTTTTAGCGGGAATTAAAAGGTTAGATATAGAAGTCTTACCAAGACCACGAGGCACAATAATCATCTTCTTTGGTTTGTAGCCTGGATCTCCAGGTCTTTTATCTACAATATCAAAGATCTGCTGATGAAGAGAAGTAAAGTCTCTAAAGAACCTTTCGGGAAAGAATAGCTTACCTGCAAACGCAGTGTCCGAATAGGCTCTAGCTAATATTTCTTTTAAGTTCTGTTCCATTATATGCAAGTATTTGCTACTATTGTTCCTGACTCAATCCAAGTGCCTTGACCATTAGGATAGACGGGCACCACTCTATGCTTCACAATATCATCCTTAATATAGAAATATCTACAGCCCTGATTAATATAACTATTAGCGTTACCTGCTACATTACTAGACACTAGATTCCAACTTCCGCCATTTACAGCTACTTCTATAATATAATTACTAGGCACTACATCAGCAGGAGGATTCCATGCTACTTCTATATCACCTCCCACTACAGCAGACTGCTGTGCATTAGATATAGACCTACTTATAAAGTTGATATTAACACTATCAGACATTTGAAAAGTTTCATTAGCTCCCATACGAGGTTGTTTTATTAGGTTTAGGGTTTCTTGTATATCATTAAGGGTATCTGTAAGTAGTTGAAAGTAACTCTTATTAAGGTCTGTGTTAATATTATCATTAAAAGAAAAAGACTCTTGTAGACTTCTATTTATAGTCATTACACTATCTATAGAATCCAAAAAGTCAAATGAGTCAGACAACTGTATAACTATCTGTCTATCAGTATCATTTAAAAAGACATCGTATATATTAATGATGTCAGATAAGTATCTATTATAAATAGACCTTGCCTCAATAGTGTCTGAAACACTAAAACTTTCAGAGAACTGCAATATAAAATAAGAATCTAAACCAGTAATTACCTGATCTGTCAGACCAATAGAATCACTAAATAATAATGTAGTTCTATTGGATAGTGTAAAATTAATCTCGTCATTAAAACTAAAGTTATCTTTGAAGAACCTATACCTAGCTGCTATGGAATCAAATAGAATTTCATCATTTACCTCTATACTATCGTCAAAGTTAAGATAGTATCTTCCTGATAGATCAAGACTAATAACATCATTAATTTCTATACTATCTTGAAATACAGGTCTAAACACAGGACGAAAATTTCTATCTAGATTATCCTCTATAATAAAAGAGTCATTAAGTAAAAGAACAAACTGTTTTTGAAGATCAAGAGAAATACTATCAGATACAACAACAGAATCTGACAGCGTTTTTTCGCCTATTCTATCCTCAGAAATAGTATCGGTAATGATAACTGAATCCTTAAGAACAAGCCTATATGTACCCTGATAAAAAGTAGTCCAACGACCAAAATCGTAGACAAAAGCTTTATCTACAGCTCTCCACTTGCCTTTATAAAAGACATATAACGTTTCCGCTTTACGCCACTTATTTTTATAATAGACAAACAGGTCATTCATTTTTTACTTTAAGCCATAGGGTATATTCAGGTCTCGCTCCTACAGGGTCTTTATCAGACACAACAATATTAGGAATACGCTGACCTCCTTGCTGAGTGATAAAGCCTCCAGCTTGTATAGTAGCCTCTGTACCTCCCTTATCGTCATGAAGGTAAGGACCTCGAGACCCTATACGTATGGATTTCTTACTCATTAAAACGGAAAGTTAAGAGTCCACTCTATAATAAGAGTATCATTGGCAAGCGCATTGATCACTGAGAATGCCTGAGAAGCGTAAGGATACTCAAAGCACCCTGCAAAACCTCCCGAGGCAAAATCCTTACCTAATACAGCAAACTGCACGTTCAAATCTGCAGCAAAGGTTATCTCACCTTTATATGTAATAGCAGGAGGAGAAGGATAAAATACATCACTATCATATGTAGTGACTGTAGACCTACGATCAGTGATATTATTAGGATCATCTGTAATACAGATACCATCAAACCCATTCATCGTACCTCCAGGTGAGCTGCCTGCTGACGTAAACAAAGT